TGTGAGAACTCTAAAGCTAACGCAGCGATCGCGGATGCCCCAGCGGTAGCCCACCCCCAAGGAGTAGTAGCTAAAGCAGCAAGTCCTAAACGTAATGTGCTTAACTTCTGTATAAGAAGCCCTACACCTAAGATTAAGGCGGACGAGCCGAGTATACCTATTACATTAGCAATTTCATTAATAGTCTTCGGGTTAGTTTTAATAAACTCAGCTAAACCTTCCGTCATTTTTGCAACAACTTTAACAAAGGAGGTCATGCTTTCTGAGGTCACGTTATAAATCGCTTCCCCTAAGTGGATAAATCCGGTCTCCATACGGTTTATATTAGCATTGAGACCTTGACTAGCGGCCACCATACCCGGGGCAAAGATATTAGCATATTCTTGTAAGAACTTAGCTACCGTATCACCAGCAAATACCATACCTTTACGCATTTGCTCAACAAGGTCTTGCATGTTCTTAAACGTACCGCCCATAGCTACACTGTTAGCTTTGTAGAATGTAGCAAAAGCACCAGGAAGTAAGTTACCAAGCTGCTTAACTAACTCTTCACTTTGTACCTTATTCTTGTTAAATATCTGTGCAAGAGCGTTAAAGATACCTTGAGCTTTATCGGCTGACAAATGCAATGTTGTAACAACTGTGTTAACATTACCAAACATTTTCCAAGCTTCGCTAAGGCTTTGTCCTGCTATCTTGGTAGATGCTTGGAAACCTCGGAAGGTCTCCCTTAAAGTACCGACACTAATGCCAGTACGTTGTGCTTCTTTATCAAGAGCTTCCATAATAGCTAACATACCGCTAAAACCTCCAGCAGTAGCTATTAAACTAGCTCTCGTACTCTCCAGTTCTATACCTACTTTAGGAATACCCTGTAACCCCGTTGTAACTCTATTTTGTAAGAAGTTCCATATAGAATAGGCAGAGATAATCTGACCGACTCGTAAAAAGATATTACGATGAGTTTCATTGACGGCATTGGCTCTTTGTTCTAACGTATGTAATGCTCTTGCACCTTCGTGGATTGCATTTATGTATTGTTTCTGCGCTTTCTCAGTAAGCTCCGTAGCATCTTTAACACTTAGTTGTCCTGCTACCTGCCTTTGTCTGATAGTATGTATCTGTGTAGCAAGTTCTTGTTCAAGTAATCTTTTCTTCTCTGCCCATTTAACTTGCTCTATGTGTAACTTACCTTGCAGCGTATTAGCATCATTAACATACTTAGCATGGTCGATACCTATCTTAGCGTTCATTAGGCGCATCTGTTCGGAAAGTATCATCTCGAAGGCTGAACGTCTTAAAGCTATCTGTTCTCTTATACTAGCTTGAAGTTCTGCAAGTTCTCTTGCCCTACCAGCACGCCTAGCAGAATCAACTCTAGCTTCTTCTGCTATTACTATTTGTACCCGTTCTTGTGCGGCACGGGAAGCTATAAGAGCTTCCCCTCTAGCACGTTCCTCCGCCATAGCAAGTTGTCTTGCGTTAGTAGCTCGTAAGGCTCTTTCTACAGTTTCAAAGTCTGCTAACTGCCCGAGCGGTCTAGCACTTATACCAGCAGTCATACTGCCTACATTCCTTTGACGTGCAAGGCGCATACTCTCCACAACCATAGCGTTCATGTAGGTTTCGCGATTAGGTAGGTTAGCTATGCTGGTATTTACAGCCGCAGCTCTAGCTCTTGCTAGTTCCTGTCTAGCATACTCTAAAAGGCGCAAAGCTTCTGTTTGTTGTACAGGTGTCTTAGCGGCTGTTCCTGTTTCTTGCTTAACAATTCTTGCGCTATACTCCAGTTGTTGCTTTAACTTTTCATTAGCTTGTCCTAGATAGTTAGTATAATCTTTAACATTGTTAATCTGCTGTTTCCAAGCACTATCTCTAGCCTTAGAAGTGATTGCATTAGCCTCTGCCTTCTCTAACTCGGTTAATCGTTTCGTTAACTCAGCGTACTTCTGTAATTGCTCTTGTTTAATTTGTTGTAATTGGCGTATGGCAGCTTGAACAGCTAGATTACTATTCTTCGTACTTTCAGGAAGTTTTTTAATGTACTCATTGTATTGGTTAACAATATCAACGCTTTCCTTTAACCCTTTGTTAAAGTCAGCATTACCCTTCATTGCGTCTTTAACTTCAAAGTTAAACTCAAAACTAATCTTCTTATCTGCCATAACCCTTCACCAGTAGTTTATTCTTTCTTTAATTCATTCTTTCGGCTGAGGTAGCCTGAGTAGATGTACTTGAGTTTCTCTAAAGCTTCCGACAATCGGAGATTGTTTTCTTCAACTAGCTTAACAACATAGGCTGGAGGTAATCCTTCTTCGGTTTGCCAAGGTTTTAACAACTTAAATAAGTTAAACCAAACCTCGTTGCAATAAAAAAGCCTAAGAGCGTAAACATCCTTAACTTCTTCTTCAAGAAACACTAGATGTTTAAACTTCTTAGACTCCTCTTTGCGGCGTTCAACTTCTTCAGAATCTCCGAAGTCAATCTCAGCTAACCATACCCCAGCCTCTATTAGTTTTTTAAGTCTGCTTCCTTAGCGAGGGCGGTTAATGTAGCTATATAACTTGGGTCATTAATATCCTTATTATCTGTTACAAGCACAAGGAAGCTTTGAATGAACTGGCGTTTATATGAACCGAACTTCCAAAGCTTTTCAAAAACAACCTCTGTTAAAGTTTCACCTTCTTCATCGCCTAAATCACCTTTCCACTTAGCAGTATCTTGAATGGTTTCTTTAACTTTACCGCCTTCATAGCGTTTTAAATCTTTGAAAGAGATGGTTAACTCTTGGACAAGCTCCTTGTAGCTATCATCGTCAGTTAAGTCTTTCATCTTATCAAGATACCCTTGACGCTCTGTATCTTCTAAACGCTTCACGCACCACTTGATACTATCTTTACCTCCAGCTACATCATGGAAAGTTATAGGAAAATCAATGGTAGGTTGGGTAAGTGCAAAATCAAACATGGGAATTACCTAGTTGTTGGTTGGGTAACAAGAAAGGAGGGAATTACTTCCCTCCAGCAAGCTACCATTATAACCAATACAGCTTAGTTTGTCCACGGTTTTCAAATGTAAGGTCTTTAGCGTTTAAACCTTGGTGGGTTGTTCTTTTTACATCTTTAAGGAACAGGTTGGTAAATTCAACAGCAAATTTACGACCTTCAACTGTACCTACACCTAAGTAGAAGCGGTGGCGTGAACCTTTACTGGTATCAGGATTATATGTTGCGTCTGCTTCTGCTTCTAAAATAGTCAAAGTAACGTCTGTAGTTATCGCTTTCTTAGTAAAACCATCTTCGCAACCTGTTAAATATCTTGTAGCATCTGTAGCGAAAGCATTAGAAGCAGACAGTTTAACGAAGCAGACGTTCTTTGTACCGAGTACGGCAGGAAATACAGCTTCGCCGCTTATATCAGTTTCTTTTCTAAGATGTGAGGTTGAAATGTTCTCTGCACGAATAACTGGAGCGATGTAACCTACTGCTTTTTGTACACCAAAGTCCTGAACTAAAGTTGTCTCTTCGGATGGAGCAACATAGTTACCTTTGAAAGACCAACTAATCTCAGGAGTCTTTCCAATCTCAAACATAAGATCGAATTGTGCCATTACGTCAATAGCTTCATAGACCTTTGTAGTTGCACTTTCGGCACTATCAAGACCGAAGTTAAGAGTAAGAGTATCTTGATTTAGCGGACTGTTGCTGATCATATACACCGGTTGGGTGGTTGTTACTGTTAAAGTAACCCCAGATGTTTTAGCAGTAACAATGTCAGTTACACCTTCGCCAGCGGTTGAGCTAGTAAATACTACTGTTGCAGTGGAAACAGTACCAGAAGACCAACCAGCTAAAGTACCTGTGTACGCACCATTACTTGTACCAGGGCCTGTAGTTGCACCGTTGGATAGAGATGCAAATGCAGCAGCTACGTTAGCAGCGGTAACTGAGGTTGAAGCTGTGAAGGTTAATCCAGCTATAGTTACAAACTGTCCATTTGTTAAAGAACCAAACGTAATAGAAGCTGTTTCTGTGCTTGGAGCTGTTACTGTGCCTCCAGCAGCTTCAAATAAAGCTTCAATATCTAAAGCTGTACTACCTGTTACTGCACTGTAGGTTACAGGGAAGAAGGTTTTACCAGTAACAGTAGCCACTTCGTCTTCTAAGATGTATAGTCCATCTCTGTTGTTCTCGTCACCTAAATAGTTATAAGAGCTGCCTGTGTTCTCGGTAACTTGTGCTAAATCTGTCATAGCAATGACATCTGTTCCAGCAAGAACTTCTGCCACACCACTTACACTTTGTGTCTTAGCAAATAAGCTAATACTTTTTTCTAAATACTTTGTTACTGCCATCATGTTCTCCTGTTAAACTATTCTTGGGAATTGGTATAACCATTCTGTTAAGTAGATGATTATATTATTGGGGGCTATTTGTGGAGTTCCCCGTAGGAGAACAAGGTTACTGTAGTTTGAGTTCTCTGGTACTGGAGAAAAGAACTGTAGACTTTCGTAGATGTTATTGTAAACTGTTAGGAAGTCGGTTTGTTTACAATGAATAACAACAGGTAAGCTGCCGATAAGTAAAGTACCGTAGGAACTGTAATTGTTATCTAGGCAGTCTTTAATATCATTCGGTTCTATCTTAGGCCAGTTAATGAGAATAACAGGTACACTAGGGTCATCATACTTAGTTGTTGTAAACAAGTCTGCTGTTATATCTACTTTGTAGGTTGGATTATCTGCTAAGAGTTTTGTCTGTACTGCTGTTATATCAAACATTAACTTCTTCCTTCAAAAGATGCTGTCATAATACTCCATCCTGTAAGGTCAGGTGTAAAGAGCTGTACGGAGAAAGAGAAGACGGCAGCGCCGAAGGTATAAGTGAAGGTATCTCCAATAGCTATACTATTTTCAGCTATACTTGCATCGGTTAAGTTAAACTTAAACACTTGTTCCTGTGAACCATCTTCATAAACATCTGTTATATGGAAACCAAGCAGTGCCTTTACTGTAAAGGTAGTAAAGTCTAGTTCAACACCGTCTAGTTGCAAAAGGAAGTTCTTCTGTGCTGCTGTTTCAAACATAGTTAACTCCTATAGTAAGAGGCCATTGCGTTGATAATATCAGTAGTTACTCTATCTTTTGCCTTAGCTACTTTAGCATCGTGTACATAAACTGTCTCTGCAAGTTTAGCTAGACTAGGGCCGAATAATTTCCTATAAGAAGCCCGCTTCCCACCAACATTTGTCCACTTACCATTAATCTTCTGTACTCCCGTAGGGTAAGTATCCCAAGTAGCTTCCTGCTCTCTAACATAAATCCCTCGCATACCTTTACTTGTTACTTTAAATTTTCCAAAGCTGCTTTTATTCTTAAAGCTAACAAGACCACCTCTTTTCTTAACCTTAACGGTTGTCTTCCTTGCTTTGTTAATAGGTTGATGCTGTAAACTGCCGCCCTGCATATATGGAATAGCATTAGTTACATCCTTTTCTACTGTACTATTTGGGTAATCTATTAAGGAGATACTCTTCACCTTATACTGTAGCTGGTAACGGAGAAAGGTCTTCCCCTGCTTTACTGGCTTAACGCTTCTACCAACTAATACATCGGTTAAACTACCTGGTGTATAATAATTCTCCTTAATACTTTGCTCCATTGTGTTATGTAACAACTGGATGCTACTTGTAATATTAGGCATAAAAGTCTCTAAAGAAGTAGCCTTACTATAGGCTTCCTTAAACTCCTTAAGACCGGTTATCTCTAATTTTACATTACTCATCTTATACTACTGTAACTTGTACTTTTGTTTCTATTGAAGTTTTACTTAAACTATACCGCTTTATAACTTCTAAAGCATCCTCTTTATAGAAAAGCTGCGATACTCTGTTAGCAGTTATACATACTGATATGCCTGTTGTTAAGTTATTGGATGGATTCTTAAGTACGGAATAACCAAAAAGAGACTTGCAATGCACAGTAAACATTCCATTCTTTTCTACTATTTTAAACATATACTTACCTATGTCTAGTAAGGGAGAAAGGGAGAAAGTCGGAGAATTACTCCCCGACAAACCCAACCAACAACCTTTAAACTACTTTCCAAGCTACCAAGGAGTTAATCCGAGTGCTTGCAAGTAAGAAGCTAGTATGTTCTTCAAACTCTTCGGAAGCAGTCTTATCATCCATCCAACGGTGAATGAATCTAGGCATAGCCATGTACTTAGCTGCTTTATGCTTGATTCTGCCGTAGATTTTCATGAAGTTACTTGTATCTGGTACACAGATAACCCAACCATCTCCAATGTACTGAGTCTCTGTACCGGTATCCCGATTATTGTACTTAGCGTTGTAAGTGTAGATTGGAATGGTAACACCATTGTCAGCAGTCCAGAAACGGCGGAAGGTTAAACCGTCAACTTCTTTTAGTCTTGAACCTAAGTCAAGAGCATTGCTAACCATAGTTGCAGTAGTATTACTCGCGTTATCAGCGAAGTTAGTGTTAACATCGAAGTTAAATGCAGCATAAGGAGAATCCTGCATAATAACAGCAGTAGTTCTTCCACCCCAGCGAGAAGCAGTTTGTAGCATCTTAGCTAAGTCAGCTACAGGTGTTGCAGAACCAGCAGTTACAAGTGCTTTTGTCCAAGCCTTATCACCAGCAGTAAAACCACCGCTTGTTGGGATAACCGGTAAGATAGTTACCGTAGAATCCCAAGGAGCAGTTACCGCAGTAGTAGTCAAGTTACACGAAGGAACAAGAGCTTCTTCTGGAGACAACGTAGCGTAAGTACTAATAACATTTCTACCAAAGTTATACAACATAGTGGGATGTTTCTCACCTTTAGCGGCGTAAGCACCATACATAGCTATATGAGCAGAACATAACTCGAATAAGTTCTCGAAGCGTTGTTCAGCAATAGTAGCTTTCTCAACAAGTCTACGGGCTTGGATACTCATTAAGGCAGGTATAGAGTTGAACTGCTCACCAATCTGACGAGTATCTAAGACTTCAAAGTCGTCATCACCCCAAGATTCTTTACTATACGCGAAGTACAGTTCAGTTGTCCCGAAGTTGCCTAATTGAATAGGAGTAGTGTCAGCTCTTGGAGTAACAAACTCAGCTACTACGTTCTTAACTGCAAACTCTTTATCGAAGTTAACTGTCAGAGTATTTCTGGTAATCCAACCAGAAAACATTGCTTGTTGGAGGAAGTTAGGACGTACTTTTGGAAGTGCCGCAATAACTCCTTCTAATACCTTACCTGTTTGGTAAGGACTTAAAAATTCTACACTAGCCATTAGCTACTTCTCCTGTTTTAATAAATGCAAGTTCAAACTCAGAACCCTCTACGAACTTCTGGCGAAGTAACTTAGTTGCTGCGGTTGTTGAACCTGTGCAACCAGTGTTGTAGAAAGTAACTGCCTTGGTTGTACCGTCGGGTAAGGTGATCGTATCTGTGTCAACATCAGCAGACCAGACCAACTTATCAGCATAGAAAGATGCTTCGATGTAGACTTCTGCATTAAAGTCACCAGCAGAGGCATCTACATCATATATAGTAACACCAGCGATAGGTTTCATTGGGTCATTCAAAGCTGTAATAGTTACAGATGAAGCATCACCAGTTCCAGTTACAGTTAAGTCAGATACGCCAGCATTAGGAGTTGTACTGATGAAAGTAACACTGCCAGCGGTAGAGGAAGTATCAGTATCATAACCAGTCAAAGTACCTGCGGTAAATGTACCTATAACTGCACTAACCGCAGTACCTTTTAAGGTATTTGCAGCAGCAGCGGTAGTACCTGCAGGAATGTTCTTCCATGCAGCAACTAACTGTGCTTGCGTAGTTGTTGAGGCAGAGCCGGCTGTAAAGGTTAAACCAGCAATGATAACTGTCTCACCAGTATCTACTTTAGTAGGGAAGGTGATGGTTGCAATCTCATTAACACCAGTATGGGCAATGAGTTTACCAGTTGAGTCACTTTCTAGGAAGCTTAGAGCTTTAATAACCTGACCGGATTTAATAGTAGCTGCTTTACTTGTAGTGCAAGAGCCTTCACGGAAGACATTACTTACACTCTTATCTGGGTAGTCGTAGAAACCACCGTTATATGTTGTAATCATCTTACATTACTCCTGCAAACGCTGTTGGTTCATCGGCTAGTTGTTTCATACCAAGAGCTACTTGTTCATCGAAGCTTAAGGCAGCCTTTGCTTGCTGTGCTGCCAACTCTGCTGCGATAGCTGCATCAGCAGAAGCTACTGGAGCTGCGCCTGCTTTAACTGCTGTATCAGTATCGGCTTTTTCAGCTAGTTCGGTAAACATATCAGCTACCATATCTAAAGACCAACCTTTAGTAATAGCTTTAGTTACCATCTCAGATGAAACATTAAATGTTGCGCCAGAAGTAATAACTCCTACACAACGGTTACGTTCTTCTTGCTTTGCTTTGGCAACTTCCAGAGTTTGTGAAGCTCTTAAGGATTCTACCTCAGTTTGTAAAGCAACAAGTTTTTCAGCTAAATTAGCTTCACTCATTTGTTTAACCTCTTTGTTTGGTTTTGTGGAAACATCTGTAGGTAGAACCTCAGAATAGGATTGTGTAGTTGACAGAGCAAAGGTAAAGACGTCTTCTATACCTACTACTATGTTGTCTACAAGACCAAGAGATAGACCAGCAGTAGCATCTACTGTTTGTCCACCAAGGTCGGTTATTGTTTGCATAGTTAGTTTGTTCTTTCGAGAAGCTACCATTGCGTTATTGAATTTTGTATCGAGGGTTTCTAACTTAGACAGGAGTTGTTTAGTTACCTTATCAGTTAGTTTTTCATGGGGATTATAACCAGCTTTATCTTCTTTACTCCGTAGGATGGTGTACTTAATACCATCCTGCTTATCTGCTTCTGTTACATCTACAAGAGTCATAACAGCACCGATACTTCCAATATCTGCTATATCTGTTGCAAAAGTATGTTGGCAGGAAGCGAAGATGATATAACCACCGGAGGCTGCTTGTGAGTCCGTAAAACCATAAGTCGATACGCCTTTACTTGGTAAACTTTGGATGTAGTCTGATAAAGGAAATGCACCAGCAGCTTCGCCACCTGGAGAACTTACATCAAATACTATATGCTTGATACCATCTGATAAAGCAGAGTTAATCTGTGATTTAATCCTTTGATAAGAAGTCATACCAGATGCGCCAGCACCATTCTTATTAACCAGGCTTCCATAAACCGGAATAACAGCTATCTGAGGTATTGGAGCTTCCCTTACAGCATTTTGTGGTGTAACTTCATAAGAGTCTAACTTTGCATCAGCTAGAAGGCGCAAGCTAACAGCCGAAGTTATAACGTCTAATTTCTCAGAGGTTATAAGTAACGGGGTATTAACCAATCTATCTAGTACATGTATGTAGTTGCTCATAGAGCTTATCCTTTATTTATTTTTCAACCAAGTATACCATGTTTTTCAAACTGAAACACCTATTTTGGGAGAAGTTGCGACGGTTAGGTAGGCATTGGTTGCAGCAAAGGCTGTAGTTAGTTCGGTTATGAAACCCGCGTCCAGTAGTTCTTTAGCATGTGGATTAGTTAAAGCAAGAACTGGAAGCCAGATACCGATAATGTTAATAAGTAATTGTAGGAACTTCCATAAATCAGAGTTAGGAAGCGATTGCCCGAATTTTATTGCATTTAACATATTAACCCCCAGTTGTTCTCATAGTTGGTTCTTGGTTGTTCTGTGCAGGGTCAGGACTACCTGTATTAATAAGGTTCTCTAACCCTAACTTCTTAAGCATCTCCATACTTTGTGCTATTTTTTCTTCGTCGTATCCGAGAAGTTCCCAGACTGCCTGTAAGGGCATAAACCCCGAAGCTACCGCAAGAAGATATGCTTGGAAGTCTTTCAAGTCATCAACCCCATACCATCTAGGATTGTGAAAGACTGGAACTGCATCGGCTACATCATAGTTAAGAGCTAGAGCAAGTTCTTTAAACCTTTTACACAGCGGTGCAAAGAAGTCAGGTACGTCAATGATGTTATACTCGAACTCAAGACGTTGCCGTTGTTCTGTTAAGATACCGCGCAAGGAGCTAAAGTCTAAACCAGAGGTATCTCCCGTTAGCTTGTAATAAGGTATGTTAAGTGCTGCTGCTATCTTCTGATATTCTTCCTTAAGTAAGGCTACAAGGTTTTGACCAATATCCCTACTCTGCACAAGCTGTAATTCTCCACCGTTCTCCACATACTGTACTGTTCCGCCGGAGGTAGCAAAGGCTAGTTGTTTATTCGTGTCTTTAGGAGAGAGGCGGCCTCCGAACGTTACAGCCCCGACTGCGCTCATAGCTACTTCTGCGGGAACTTTATGTACTATCCAACTAACCGCTGATGCTTCTGTCTGTGTCCTAACGGTGGCTGTACAAAGGTCTTCGATCTCATACAAAGGAATAAGCACCGAGGCGAGGAAAGGTACACCTCGCCATTGCCCTTGACGCTTGCGCTCAAAAATATGAAGGATATTCTTTGCAGGTACTTTAGTCCGTTCAAAGTTGTTACTTCTAGGTTGGATACTAAAGTATTTATCGTCTAGGAAGTTGTAAACAACTGGTCTGCTATTAGTAGCTTTATCAAAGGTAATCCCATACCTTGTAAACAGTTGTTCATCCATGCTTGTACCGTTATAAGTAATATCAAGGTACTCACTATTAATCCCTTGTATCTTCAATGGTATTCTGTTTGGATTACCAGTCCTGCTAATAATCATTCGGTTAAGTGCTTCACCGGAGGTAAATCTCTCATGTCGGTTAATAGCTTGGAGTGTATCTCCATCCCCTTTACCGTCAAAGTTAATACTAGCATCCCCAGTACCGTAGAAGACTTCTTCCCACAGTTCATCCATTAAAGTATGCTTACTACCATCTGGCTTTTGCCATTTAACAGTTAAGCAACCGCCGGAGGTTACAGTTTTATCTCTTGCGGCACTTGCTATAGGGTTATTCCGTACCATATAGTGACAGCGGCTTTGTAGGAAGAGGTATTCCCCTACAGCTAGAGCGTCTGCATCACCTACTATAGCTTCTCTGTGTGCGTTCCGGTAGTTAACACTAGCGCCTTCAAAGGCTGGCTGGGCTACGCTCCTAGAGTAAACATACTCGTCAGCTATCCCATCATCTGTTACTGTACATGAACTTGCCATTATTGATTTTTCCTAAAGATCATGGGGATATTGGAGAAAGTGTTAAACTTAGGGATAGAGGAGCTAGTTACAGCAAAGGTAGCTATGTAGTTTCGTAAGTAAGCGGCTCTTGTCTGTAGGAAACTTAATAACTCTTGTGGAGAATCCATCTCATACACCCTAGAAAACTCTCTGCTTCCTACCGTCATTTTGGTAACTCCACCGCCAGACGCTATACTTGTATATAAACTTGATATAGCTGCATTAACAGAAACCAATTCCGCTTCGGCATCTGCTAAGGAGAGTGTAATAACTTCAGTGCAACTCATGGCTTGCCTCTTTATAGTTAAATAGGTTCTGTTCCTGAGTTCGGCGCAAAACACTGGTATTTTTCATATCATACTTGGTAAACTCTTGTTCTGCAAGTTTATATTGCTTGTTTAGGACATAGGTGTAGAGTTGGCTTGCTCGGAAAGTCTCCACAGTTATTTCATGAATAAGGCTAGTAAGTGCTGCTGTTTGCCAACGGTTTAGTTGATACGGGAAAGTTCTATGAAGCATATTCTTAATGTATTTAATATCTTCTTGTAACCATAACTCTGCCTGTTCCTCGGTGCAAGTTGTACCTTTGTGTACACCAATAGTGTGGTTATAGCCTATGGCTAGTTGTTGTAGCTTGTTAACATAAACTCCATACCTCGGAGTTGCTACAAGTTTAATAAAACGTAAAGCTATTGTATTAGTTTCCATAAGTACCTTTCTCTAAAGCTGTCCATTTAGCATCTGTCATAAGACGTACTCCTCCGTTATCAGAAGCATAGTATGCAAAGAAGGCATTCTTAGTTGCTGCCATAGCATCCATGTGTTTGCCTGGTATTAATTCATACTTCTCTTTAACACCGTTACCTGTTGGGTCGATAAGCTTCCTGCAAGCAGTTAGCTGTTCCTCGAAACCGCCGTAGCTTTGCTCATTGAAGTAGAATACGTCATGCTTTGCGATGACTATGCCATTTTCATCTCGTTGCTTGTTAAGTACAATGCGTCGTAGTATTTCATCATGACAACGGTGAGTTCCTAACATGTATACAGGCACACCCATAGTTTCAGCAAGAGTCTTTCTTACATTATTTGCTGTTAAAACAACTGCATTACTAGGCTCACTGTAGATGTCGTCAGTGCTGAACTTAAGTTCCCTACTTCCTTTAGTTGCTCTCACATCCTTACCATGTACCTCGTTCATCATCTTAACCCAACGGTAGACCAGTTCTACGGTTTTACCATCTCCTGAGTCGATGCCTGTAGTTTCTATACTAAGAGTCTTACCACTAACATGAGGAATTCCATTAAGTACCTTATTAGTTAACTGTGTCCAAACAGGGTCTTCCCAGTTAAAGACGTTACCGAAGATTTCCTCCCACTTTATAAGGTAGAGATTGCCATTTCTCCCTGCTGCAAGTTGTATAAGAGCAAACCTGTTATGCTGTACATCTATACCCATGAATGGGATAAGTGCTTCATAAGGTGCAATACCTTCTGGGTAGTTACTGCGAAGTAGTTTCATCTCCTCTGCTTCCATAGCTGTGAAGCCTCCAGCATAGGCTCCTCCCTTTCTATTATTTGTAAAAGACATCATCGGAGCTTCATTACCTTTACTTAGCTCTATATCCGCTAATATCATGTCCTCAGCCAAGCTAACATAGTTACTTCCATCTTTAAAGGTACTCATAAGTTCAGAGAAGGCAAAACCGAAGGTCTTAGTAACTCTTGGTTGCTTTGGATGCCACCCTTTACTAAAATTACCTGTGTGGTCTGTAAATCCAAACTTCTTACCAGCAATGATGTTAAGTGTCTTTTGCTCGAAACTCCATTCAGCTTTACAAAACGGACAGTTAAAGGTAGCGGTGGTTGGGTCGAACTTCCCGTAGATACTGTCAATGTACCTATTGCCGTATTCTTGATAGGTTATATTGGCAAAAGCAGTTTCATCAAGTGGTACAAGACCGTTACAGCTATGACAGCAAGCCTTAAAGAGCATCCAATTGCTCTGCTTCATCGCCTTTTCTACACGGCTAAAGTCCTTAGCAGTAGGTGTACCACCGAAGATGAATTTTTTCTGTGTATCTGGAACAAGCTTTAGGCGTTGCTCGATGTTCTTAAAGGAGTCTCCCTGCCCGCTTACATCATCTTTAACATCGTCTGGTTCTTCGATGACGATACAAGGTATGTTCTCTCCTTTCTGGTTAGTAATTGCCCCAAGGGTGGCAAAGCGAAGACTACCTCCGGCAAAGGTTATATGGAACATGTTCTCTTTGTTCTTAGCTACACCGACATTAACTAGGTTCTTAAGAACAGGGGTGTTCTTAATAAGTTCCTTCCACTTCCCTGCTGCAAAGACACGAGCTTGTTGAAGAGTTGCGAAACCTACAAGGATATTGCTTGGTTGAAGATGTATACGTTTACCAAGCCATGTGTTAATAACTTCTGTCCATCCTATACGAGCTGATTTCTCAGATACAATGTATGGGATATATGGGTTATCCAAGCACTCGTAGACATACTCCATGTACGGCATAATATTAGGGTCAAACTCACCGACGGCTATAGTGCTTTCAGTTGATGTGATGGTTCGGTAGGTTCTTCCCCAGTCCATAGTGCTAAGGCGGATAGGAGGGGCGAAGAAAGTAGTAAGAAGCTGTCCGAAGAGTTTACGTTCGGAGATGTTGTTTAGGGTTCTTTTCCAAGCCATCTTATCTTCCTTGAGTAGCTACCCACTCTTTTTCTAAGCGCTTTATATCTCTATGGTTTAGACAATCTGCTACTAAAAGAAACATCACACCAAAAACTACAGTAACTACAAAACTAAACAGTAATTTTAT